TAACAAGTCGCCTGCGACCTGCCAGAGCTGCGGGTTGGACTGCAGGATCATGCCCATCGCATCCAATGCTTCCTGACGCTTGGTCAGGTAGGACGGGCCGGTGGTCACCACCACGTCGTACTTACCGACGCCGGGGTTGTAAATCTTGTCGATGACGATGTCGTTCTGATCGCGAATCTCACGCACCGCTTCTTGCTGGGTGGGGTCGAGCTTGACCATGTCGGTGTCACCGTCCACACCAATGATGCGTGCAACACGCTGGGTGTCGTAAATCTTCGGAATCAGGTCAACAATTTGACGGGTAACGTGCCTAATAGCCCGCGCCAAATTATCCACGTAATGATAAGTGCCAGTGTCAGATTGACGCTCTCGCGCCATAATCGCTTTGCCTGATCGCTCGTTAGACGTTGCACCCAAGCTCGTATCGTACTGGCCAGTCGTTGACTTGATATCATCAGACGCCCCCATCTTGGCTTGGATCAGACCGGTCTGCGGTAGCGGCGGTGCAGCTCGTTGCGGTAGCGGCAGCACGGCGCCTGAGCCATCGGTCACATCGGGGTTAACTTCCAGATACGGCCAGTTCTGCGTGTTGGCCGTCTTCCACTGCATTTCGTAGCCTTCGAACTGGCCACCGTAACCAATAAACGGCGCCTTGGGCGCCAAAGCCAACATTTCGGCTTCTTGGCTCGTCCAATAGTTGTACATGCGCTGGGCGTCCTTGGCGTTTCTAACCAAGCCCGACACGTACAGCTTGCCGTCGACTTCAAACTCGTTGCCGATCACGCGGATGACCGGAATCCAGTGGCCTGCCCAGTCGTTTTCCTCAAGCATTTCATAGCCGTTGGTCTTGCACCACTTGACGCGCTTGGCGTCTACTTGGCGGCTGCGCACCGGCTTGATGCCCATCTGCTTCATCTGCTTGGCCTCGGGCGAACCCTCGAATGCCGTGATGTTGCCGGGGTACAGGTGCAGCGTCGCGCGGTCGTACTCGATGTAGTAATACTCGGCGATGCGCACGGTGTCCTGATTGATCCAGACCGAAATCGACTGGTCGCCTACGCCTTGTGCCTGCAGTGTTGAGAGCGGGCTGGCGTCGGGGAACATGCGCTCGTAATCGGAACGCTGCAAGTCTTCGGTAATGAAGCACCACTTGGCATCCGCACCGCACGGGTCTTGAATTGTTGGATCCATGTAGACCGAGAAGCTGTTGCGAATACGCGCGATCTTGATGTCTTGATCGAACGTCGTGTCGTCGCAATACTCGGTCAGGATGCGGATGTAACCTTCGCCGTAGGCCACCTGGTTCTCGCAGGCGGTGTCGTAGGCGACGTCGGCGTCCGAGATGTACTCGATGTGCCTGACCATGCCGTTGTAGATTTCGGCGACTTCTGGGTCAGCGCGGTCGTCAGCGGGTATAACTTTGCCGCTCGGACGGTTTTGTCTTTGATCATTCGTCACCTGCCGCACGTGTTGAGGCAACTTGTTGATGGTGAGCGTCGGGCGTGCGTTGATCGTCTGCCCTTGCACCGCGCCACGGGTCGCCAACACGTCCGCTGGCCACTGCCAGTGGTTGTCGGGCGAACCTGCGTAGAAGCGCAGGTCGTCTAGCTCGTCTTCCCGGCTCTCAGACAGCGCAGAAATGGCCATTTGCAGCCGTTTGCGCATGGTCGACAGCACATCTTGCTTGTCTTTACTGATGTCGTCGGGCGGCGGATTACCGCCCACATCGGCGACTTTTGCTGCCTTATTTATGCCGGTATAGTCCATTTATTTCATCTTTTTGGCGGGTTTGGCCGCTGCCCGCTTGGTTGCGTACGCGATCGCCACGGCTTGCTTGACGGGCTTGCCGCTTTTGACCTCGGTGCGGATGTTTTGCTTGAACGCTTTTTCCGATTTCGACTTAATCAGCGGCATATTACTTTCCTTTCTTCGCTGGTTTGGCCGTTTTGGCGGATTCCTTGAAATCCTTGGCCGTCGGTGCGCCCGGCGCGCCGGGTTTTCTCATCTTTTCGCCAGACCCAGCCTTGATGCGCTCGCGTTTAGCGTGAATGTTTGCGTAGAGTCCTGGTTTCGTCGCCATTTTTCAGCACTTCCATCGTTTGAGCGCCGCTTTGGCGCGTTCGCCGTCTTTCGCTTTGGCCGCTACTCCTGACATGCGGGCACAAAACGACTTTTTCCGGCCCTCATCCGCTTTCGTCTTCGGATTCGGCGCCGGTGCCTTCAAGTTGCTGCCCGTCTCGCGGTTGTATTTCTCCCGCCCTTTGGCGGTCAAGCCTGCGCCCTTGCTAACCGGCAGCTTCTCGCCCCGGCCAACACTTAGTGACACGCTCTTCTTCGTCGCCATTACGCGCTCATCCATCCTGTTGCGGCTGCTACGCGTGGCGTGTAGCCGTTGCTGCGGCGTGCCGCCCGCTCGTATCCTGACTCACGGCTGGCTACCGGAAACGCGAACGTCACCGCGAGGGCGTCTGCTGCATCCGGCGAGGCTAAGCCACGTGACTTCATCTCTTTCTTGCCTTCCAAATAGATCGTACCCGACGAGTCGGGCTTCTTCGTGGGGCCAGTCAAGTCCGCTTTTAACTGCCGATCATTCGGAATGCTGGCTGTTTTCAACCATTCCTTCATCGCGCCCCACATTTCGGCGCGCTTGTTACCCCACATGATCGGCTTGCTCGACTTCCACCCGAAGTTCACTCCACGCACCTTGTATCGCTGTTCTTTTAGCCTGTCAAGTATGCCGTAACCCAGCCCGCCTTCGTCGATCACGGTCAGCGCGGGGCGGTACTCCTCGATCGCATCGATTACCCTGCCCACGGTCGTCATGGTGTCCTCGCCGTGGTAGCGCTTAATCGCTACCAAATCCCGTCCTTGCCTAACGACGATAACTGTTGCGTCCGCACCTCCGCGTGCTGGGTCAACGCCGACAATAATTGGCGCCGTTTCGTCCTTGTAGCGTGGCCGACTGGCGGCGTCGTCGACAGCACTCGCACCAATAAACTGATCTTCGCCAGCCGATGGAAACTCGCCGTAGACTTCAACCCGAGCCTGCGGCGAATCCTCGCCATATTCCGCAATGATCTGCTCATAGATTGCCTTGTCCGTATCCTCGACCGTTCTGGAGTCGATGTTCTCGGTGTGCCAGAAGTTGCGCTTGGCGTGGAAACACTCGTAGAAGTAGCCTTGATTGCGCCGGGGGTTACTGAACGCGAACCAGTACCGGTCTAAGATCGGTTCCGTAAAGAAACCCGCACCGACCGACCAGATGGCGTCCGGGATACCAGACGCTTCGTCGAAGATCAGCATCATGCCGTCGTGGTTGTGCACACCGGCGTAGCTGTCGGGGTTCTCTTCCGACCACAGCTTACCCTCGGCCGCCCAGTAGCGCGTACCCTTCTTCAAGTCCCGCTCGACCAGCTCGGTCAGCCACTTCGCCGGAATCAGCTTGGTTGCGCTGATTTCCCACCAGTGGCTGTTGATGATCATCGCCTGCCACTTAGTCAACTCACCCCAAGTGACCGAGCGGAGCTGCGCTTCACTGTTGGCTGACACGATGACTGAACTACCAATGCGGGTCGACAGCATCCACAGCACCAGCCAGCTAACGAGGGCTGACTTACCGATGCCTCGCCCGGACGCGACCGCTGTTCTGAGCGCGTCCATGTCGACCTGCCCCTTGTTCGTCTTGATGTGCGTGGCGATCCTGCGCAGTATCTTGCGCTGCCAGGTGCGCGGGCCTTTGAACTTGGCCAGCGGCGTGTTGGCTTGCCCCCACGGAAAGGCGAACAGCACGAACGCCTCGGGGTCGTCGGCTATCTGTGGCGCCCATAGGCGCGCCATCAGTAGCTGTTCGCCCTCGGCGTCATAGATCGGCTGTTGTGCCATTATTTACCTAAGTTAATGTTTACCGGCCGACCAGTGCCAGGCGGCATTTTTTCCCCAGCATATCGACGCAATATGGCGTAAGGGCTATAACTATCCATATTGGTAGGATTAAAGTCGTAATCATCAATCGCACGCAAATTGCCATCAGCGTCGCGGACGTATTTAAATCGGCCTAGCGTAGCGGCGGTGTTTCCTAAAGGATTAGTTATAGCAAGAATAGACGGCGGCAGATCTACAAGCGGCAATATTTCCTCTTGCAGCATCTTTCTCTTTTGATTTACGTAATCTTTGTACTGCACGTTGCCTCGGCCTTGGGTTGACTCAATAACTTGCCGTATCTTTTTAAGCTCGTCCGGCGAAAAGTCCGCTTCAGTAATTGGGTCACGTTTGCCTTGCATCGACTCAAGAAAAACTCGCCCTGCAGTAGGAAACCACTGCGCAGGGGTGTTTTGCACAATGTAGTCTAACAACCGATTGCTAGGCTGCGGTGCGAGTGCGTTCGTTGGCTGTGGCATGTTCCAGATACTCCGGCTTCTGTTCGGTGATCAGACCGTCGATCACGCGTTCCTGCGCCTGTTGCAGCGCCTGCGTGATGCTGATCCGGTTCGTGATGTCGACACTAATCTCTTGACGGGCTGTCCAGCCGTGGCTGTGCTGCAGAATAGCCAGCGCCGCCTTGCTGTCGCCAGCACGGGCTGCCTCACGCAGGTGCATGGACGCCTCCATCTCGGAGTCAGCGCGACCTTTCTGTTCTGCCATCGCAGCCACTGGATCCAACTCGCACAGCTGCCGGTATTCGGTGGGCAGCAATCCAGCCGCTAACGCCAGCGAGTCACCCTTCAGACCCAAAGCGGCGGCGTCATAGATCGCCTGGAGACGCGCCTCTGTCGCCTCCACTTTGCGTGGGGTGAACGGGATGGATTTGAACA